GGCGGGTGGCGGATGCCACGGCCGAAAGTCCGGCGCCGTGCAACGTTACGGTAACGGTGTTGAGTTCTGAGGGCAGAGGTGAGGCCAGTGCCGAGCTGCTGGCGACCGTCGAAAAGGCGCTGAATGACGACGACGTGAGACCTGTAGGTGATCGGCTGAGGGTGCAGAGTGCGCAGATTATCGACTATCGCATTGACGCCATTTTGCACATGACTGGCTCGGGGCCTGAGGGGGATGCCAGTTTGGCGGAAGCCAAAAAACGCCTGGCGGCGTGGATCAATCCGCGCAAGCGGCTGGGTGTCGAGGTGGCGCGTTCGGCGGTGGATGCTCAGTTGCACATTGCCGGCGTTTCCCGAGTCGAGCTGATCGGGTGGAAGGATCTGGCCCCGACAAAGGCTCAGGCGGCGTTTTGTACGGATTGCACCGTGAAGCTGGCGGACTGATATGAAAAGCCTGCTGCCGATCAATAGCACCCAGTTGGAGCGTGCCCTTGAGGCCGCGTTTTACGAAAAGACGATTGTCCCGCTGCGCACCCTCTACAACGCCGATACCTGCCCGGTTGATCTGCTGCCCCAGCCGAAACTGTTGATCGCTCCGAAGCATTCGGCAACCCAGGCGGTGGCGACCGCTATGGATGCCCTGGCCGGCAAGTTGCGCGCGATCGCCATTATTGACGGGCCGAACACCACCGATGAGGCGGCCATGGCCTACGCCCTGGAGTTCGGCAGCAAGCGGCTCTACATGGTCGATCCGGGTGTGCAGTTCTGGGACACGATCTTGAGCGCGACGGTCGACGCGCCAGGCTCTGCGTGGACGGCCGGGCTGTTTGCCTGGACCGATGCCAACTACGGCTACTGGGCGTCGCCGTCGAACAAGGAGTTTGTCGGTATCACCGGCACCACCCGACCGATCGAGTACCTGGACGGCGACGAAACCTGCCGGGCGAACCTGCTCAATAACGCGAACATCGCCACGATCATTCGTGATGGCGGTTATCGCCTGTGGGGTAACCGCACGCTGTCGAACGATCCGAAATGGGCGTTCGTTACCCGGGTGCGGACCTGCGACATCCTCATGGATGCGATCCAGGCCGGCCACAAATGGGCGGTCGATCGCTCGATCACCAAGACCTACGTGTCGGACGTGACCGCGGGTCTTCAGGCGTTTATGCGCGATCAGAAGAACGCCGGCGCGGTGATCAACTTCGAAGTCTACGCGGACAAGGAATTGAACACGGCCAGCCAAATCGAGGAGGGCAAAATTTATTGGCGCATCCGCTTTACCGACGTGCCGCCGGCGGAAAACCCGAATTTCCTTATCGAAGTCACCAACCAATGGCTGACCGAAGTTCTTGAAGCAGCCTAAGGGGGCTTAGCAATGATTCCTGAAGTACTGAGTAACTGCCTTTTGTACGTTGACGGTGTGAGCTTTGCCGGCGACGTGCCAACGCTGACGCTGCCGAAGCTGACCCAAAAAAACGATGACTACCAGGGTGGTGGCATGTCCGGCCCGATCGAGCTGGCCATGGGGATGGACAAGATGGAGGCGGCGTTTACCACCAACGGCGTGCGTCGTGAGGCGCTGAAATACTTCGGCCTGGCGGATCAGACCGCGTGCAACGCGGTGTTCCGCGCCTCGTTCAAGGGCCTGAAGGGCCAGGTCAAGGCGGTGGTGGTGACCCTTCGCGGCGGCCTCAAAGAGGTCGACATGGGTGACTGGAAGCCGGCCGACAAAGCCGAAATCAAGCACGCGATGAAACTCGTTTATTACAAGCTCGAAATCGACGGTCGCGTCATGTACGAAATCGACTTTCTCAACATGATTCAAGTGATCGACGGTGTTGATCAGCTTGCCGCAGAACGCTCGGCCCTCGGCCTCTAAGGATAAAGAACATGACTCAAGCAACCCAAGAAAAAGCACCACCGGCCTGGCTGGAAGTCGGCGACGAAGGCGTTACCGTAACGCTGCGCTACAAGTCCAATTTCAGCGGCGTAATCACCGACAAGCTGGTGATGCGCGCGCCCAGTGTGAGGGACGTTAATGCGGCGAAGGCGGCCGCCAATGGCGATTATGAAAAGATGGAAATGAACCTGTTTTGCAGTTTGCTCACAGCCTCAGAGGCGGAGCTGGTGAGTCTGAAATACATCGATTACAAGCGTTTGCAGGCCGGCTATTTTCGCATGGTCGAAGAAGACGACGTTTAACGCGACCACCCTCAAGATGGCGGCCCGACGCTTGGCGAAAGAGACAGGTTTCTCTGCCGCCGAGATTACGGCTATGCCCTTTTCTGAGATGGTTTGGTGGCTCACGGATTGAGCCGCCCTTGTTCTACCCGACGTATGGGGCACGCACATGGCGAATAAACTCGCGCTCGGCCTGGTCATTGGCGGGGCGGTCAGCTCCTCGGTGGGTTCGGCGTTCAAGGATGTCACCAGCCGCATCCAGCGGCTGGAGGCAGAAGGAAAAAAAGCCCGGGTGCTGGAAAAGACCATCGGCGACACGATGCGTCTGCGCGATGAGTGGCGCAAGGCACACATGGCGGGCGAGAAGGGGGCCTCGGCGTTACTGAGGCAGCTTGAGGCCAATATCAGCAGCCTGAAGAAGCAGGGTGTTGAAGTTCGCAACCTGACCAAGGCCTACAACACCATGGGGCAGGCGGCCAACAAGGCCGAGCTGAAGGCCAAAGGTCATCAGCAAATCGACGAAGGCAGGCAGAAGCTGAAAAGCAGTGTCGGCCAAGCGGTTGCCGCCACCGCAGTGATGGCGGTTCCGACGAAAGTCAGCGCGGACTATGGTGCGGTCATTCGTGACATTGCGATCAAGGCGGGCATTGCCAACAAGCCCGAAGAAGCGCAGATGTCCAAGACGATTATCGACACGTCTCGGGACACCGGCATGGCGCGTAATCAGGTGGCCGAGGTGGTCAACGCGCTGGTAGGTGCTGGCATGGAGCTGGACAAGGCCATGGCCTACGCACCGTCAGCGGCCAAGTTTGCTGTGGGGCAGGGCTCGGACGGCAGCGAAACCGCCAAGATGATCAATGCCCTCGGGCAAAACGCCAAAATCTCCGACCCGGCCGTGATGCAAAAGGCGCTGGAGGCGATCGCGTACCAGGGGCAGGCCGGCAGCTTTGAGGCGGTCGACATGGCTAAGTGGTTTCCTGAGTTGCTCGCGGGCATGGGAAAACTGGGCATCACCGGCATGGATTCGGTGACGCAACTGGGTTCAATGCTTCAGGTGCAAATGAAGACCGCTGGTGGATCGGATGAGGCAGCGAACAACCTCAAAAACTGGATGGAAAAAATCGGGGCGGGTGACACGGTCACGGCCTACAAAAAGGCCGGTATCGACTATCAGGGCTCGATGAATACGGGCTTGCAGAACGGCAAGTCCACGCTGGAATCCAGCTTTGAACTGGCCCAAAAGTACATCGCGGCGACCGATCCGAAGAAGGCCAAGGCCATGGCTGAAGCCACGGCCAAGATCAGTAAAGAGACTGATCCGGTAAAGGCTAAGGCCATGATTACATCCCTGGAGCAAGCCTTGCGTACCGGTGACCTGTTCGCCGACATGCAGGTCAAGGCCGCCTTGACGGCGTACGTGCAGAATAAGGAGTTGTACGCATCGTTGAAAAAAGAATCGGCCAATGCCACGGGGATCTTGGATAAGAACCTGGCGGAGCGCAGGCAGACGTCGTCGCAGAAGTGGGCCGAAATGGCTCAAGGCATGGATGACGCCATGCGTGCGATCGGCGACGCATTCCGCCCGGTCACGGACAAGGTAGCGGATGGCTTGACCTACGTCGCCCAGGGGCTGAGCAAGCTGTCCGATGAATCGCCCAAGGTGGTGACGGGGATCGGCGCAGCGGTTGCGGCGGTAGTCGCCTTTCAGGGCGTTATGAGTAGCTTCAAGATCGCCAAGGGCCTGATGAACATCGGGCGCGGTTCGCTGATGGGAAATCCGAACATCCCGCAAAAGGTGATCGTGACCAACATGCCAGCGGGCGGGCTGGATGCCGGCGACTTCGATGCCGATGGCAAGAAGAGCAAAAAGGGCGCCAAGGGTGGAACCGGTGGCGGTCGTGGTGCTGGGATCGGATCGGTCGTTAAGGGCGCCGCGATCCTTGCGGTAATCGATGCCGGGTTTAAGGCGAAAGATACTTACGACAACGCCGTTACCCAGGATGAGAAGGCTGAAGGCTACGGAGCCGCGGCGGGTAGTTTAGCCGGTACGCTCGCGGGTGCAGCAGCAGGCGCGGCCATCGGCTCTGCCGTGCCAATCATTGGCACTATGGTCGGTGCTGTGATTGGGGGGTATATCGGCAACCAGGGCGGTGACGCCTTGGGCGGGGCGCTCGGTAAGTCGATGTTTGGCGCTCCCGACGAGCTGAAGCGGCTGCCGGCGGCCGGGCCGCTGATGATGGCCGACGCGGGTAAGAACATTCCGCCGGTGATGGCCAACATTGCCCAGTCGTTCGCGCCGCCAGTCGTTGCCCCGCTGATGATGGCTGATGCCGGTAAGGGTAGGGCGCCGGCTCCGATCGCGGCGCCGCTGCTGCTGGCCAATGCGGGCAAGGGCGCGGTGGCGGAGCCGGGTAGTGTGGTCAAGCCAGTTACGCCGGCCCCTATCGCTCCGCTCGTGCAGACCACCAAGCCCGCCGTCCAGCCTGTGCCGATGACGACACTGGCCCCGCGTACCCAGGGCTCAAGGGAGCGTTTCCCCGTTGCGGATCTGGTGCGTCCAGCGTCGTCAGCGCCGGCCGTCGAAAAACAGCCGGGGGATGCGGCACGGGCCATGATGTTACCGCCGGCCAGTGCGGACGCAGCGACGGGACGCTTGGCTAAACCTCCGGTTGAGAAACCGCAGCCGCCAAAGATTGAGTCGAAAGTGGACATTCAGGCGCCGTTTACGCTGACGGTTCAGGGCGATGTTCCGGATGCGACCGCGCTGTTCAACAAGCTCAGGCCGTTGCTCGATCAGCACCAACGCGACTTCGCCCGGCAACTGGAAGGCCGCAAGCTGTATGACGCGCCAAACGTTTAATCAGGAGGGCGCATGCCTGCATTGGAGCAACTACAGGCGGGGCTGAAGTATTTGGCCTCGGCCGGGGAGACGGGCCGTCGCAGTCTGGACGGCATGCTGGGACCAGTGAACGGCGCGATCGGGGAAATCACCGGCGCCGCGTCCGAGCTGGAGGGGCTGCCCTTTGTCGGGCCGGAGATCGGGGCCAAGCTTCAACGCGTCATGCGCGGGGTGAATGCGGCTCAGGCGAAGGTCGGCCAGGTGGTGGCCACCTACAATCGGGCAACCCGGGCAGTGTCGCAAATTGACGAGCGTATGGGCGTGCTGAAGGAGCAGGCGGGCAAGGCGGCGACGGCGATTAATAAGATCGCCGGCAAGGTCAGTCCGTCGCTCGCCAACATCGTGCCCACAGCTGCCTTTGCTGTTGATGCGACGCCGGCGCCGGAGGCAGTGAAGCCGTTTCCGCACTTGCTGATCATTCAGCCGCAAGACCCGAAGGCTCAGCCCTATTACTTCAACCTCGACACGGCGGCGTTTGATTCGCTGCGTCGATCAACCGACTTCCGCTGGGCCTCTCAGGAGCGCCTTTCACGTCGTCCTGCTCAGCAGGGCGTCGGAATGGGTGATGAGAAAATCACGCTCAAAGGGGCGATTTTTCCGGGTTTCAAGGGCGGTCTGAAGCAGCTCGACACGCTGCGCTCGATCGGCGCCCAGCTCAAACCGCTGACACTGACCACGGGCTATGGCGAAGTGCTGGGCACCTGGTGCCTGAAGAGCGTCGAGGAAGATCAAAGCGCGCTGATGCAAGGCGGGATTCCGCGTAAGCAAGAGTTCACTCTGGAGTTTGTGCGCTATGGCGATGACATGCAGAACGTTTGACGGGGATCTACTCGACACCATTTGCCATAACTTCTATGGCCACCTGGTAGGCAGTGTTGAGGCCGTGCTGGATGCCAATCAGGGGTTGGCCGATGAGGCCCAGCCCTACCGCGCCGGCGTGGTGATCGTTCTTCCGGATCTGCCAACCCCCATGGAAGAAGCGATAACCCTATGGGATTGATTCAGCCCGCCTTGAGCGGGTTTTCTTTTGGAAAAATACCATGACTCCCATCTTTAGAATCGTTGCCGACGGCGCCGACATCACGGCCCTGATCAATGATCGGTTGTTGTTGCTGCGCACCTCTGACAAGCCCGGTATGGAGTCGGACGAGTTCGA